TAAAAGACTATTTCGCAAAAGCTGCTAGCGCACTAGAGGACTACGAGGAATCATCACTAATCAAGGCAGCATCAGCCCAGGAGTTTTTGTCATCTTCCCTTATATGGCCTTTGGCTATGGGAAAAGCAAATCTTCCGGGCAGAATTGTTAGTGGGATGTTTGATCAAGCTGCTCTAGACCTCGGTCAAAAGCTGTATGAAAAGCATTCCAAAGGTAAGAAAAGGGATTGAGATTTTTTAACTTTGCAAGGAGTCGCACATGCCTACGTTGAAAGAATTATTTGAAGGAAGTAACTTTTCTGGTTCGGAAAAAACCGCCAGCGCACAAACCAGCTCGTCCGATGTGGACGGGATGGACAAGCTAGCTATGCAGCTTGGCCTCTTCGGGGAGACCACCAAGGTGGCTTCTGAGAAGAAAGAAGATGACGAAGAAGAAGAGCATGATGAAAAAGAAGAAATGTTCGGCGAAAAGAAAGCATCCTCTGATTTCAGTGGAAGCCTTCACAGTATGCTATTCCCTGGAAGCGTCCTTGTTCCTACGGAAAAAACAGCATCTGAAAAAGAAGCATCTGAAGAACGAGCTATGGGCGCAGCAGCCTATGACAAATTCTCTGATACCTTCGGCTCTTTCGTTGAGAAGCTTGCGTACACAGCATTGTCTGGCAACCCACACGGGGACGCACAACCTGTGAACCACATGCCAAACAACAAGCCAGCTAGCGCAAAACAACCGATCAACACCACCCCTCAGGTTATGGACAACGTGAAAGCTAAAAACGATGCTGAAACCGTTGGCCACTACGAGCAAACTCATGTGAAGGCAGCTTCTGCTTTCCGTAAGCAATTGCTTTTGGCTATGCTCGATCAGTAATCTGAAGTGGTTCACTAGTTTGTTTTCCAATCAATATTAAAGGAGTTTCTATATGCGTTTTCAAGACCTAAGCCCCGAAAATCAAGCGTTGGTCAACACCGATTTCGGTCCTCTGGACAAGGTGGCTGAAGAGCAAGTGAAGATTGCCAGCGAGATGTACTCCTCTGGTGCAGAGATGGCGCAGGCCACCGCTGACCAGGTGGATAAGCTGGCTGCTGAAAAAGAAGAAGAAGAAGAAGAGAAAGAAGAGATGGGAGAAGCTGAGAAGAAGGCTTCTGAGGATTACGGCATCATCATCGCTGAAGGCTTTACTGACAAGCTTGCATCTTTGGGTGAAGAGCGTTACGGCGATGCTGACCACTACTTCATCCCATTCATGGAAGAAAAAGTAGCAGCAGCTGGAGCAAGAGCTGCTGTGAAAAAATTCTGGGAAGCGACCAAAAAACATGTAGGCGAATCAGCCGATCGCCATGTTGAGGGCGCAAAAAAGTTCAGGAGCGGCGTTACAGGTACCAACCATCACGCCCGTGGCATCACGTATGGTGCTGGTATTAGCTCTAGTAAAAAGCGCCGCGGTCTTATGCTTGAAGGCGCTAAGAAGATGGCCCCAGGTGCGGCAGGTGCGGCAGTACTCACAGCTGGCACTGGAGCTGGAATCTACGCAGCTACCCGCAAGAAAAAAGAAGAAGCACCACAGTAGTTTTTAAGGTGGCCGGCTAACCCCGGCTGCCTTTCTCTTTTTGCCGATAACGCAACCATTTGAGGTAGACCATGGGTAAAACACTTTCGGCACTTCTTGAAGAAGCAGATGGCATCATCTCTTTTAAGATGAATGCCGGTATTCAAAAAGAAGCTTCGTCTCCGCAAACTGATGATGTGTTTGCCATGGCTGAATGGGTTCGTCGGCCGTTGGAGACCACTAAAGAAGCCGCAGTAGAGACGTTCAGTGATGATGTGCTTTACACCCTGAGCGAAAAAATCGCTCACGCTAAGGCCATTCTGGAAACGTATCAAAATTTGCCTACCATTTTAAAGATTGGTGAGTTTGAGAAGAACGCAAAAGCTAATGGATATAACGACGGGCAAATTGAAGAGTATCTTCGAGAGAACTCGGCGTCCTTTCAGCTTAAGAGCGTCTTTTAAGGATTCATCATGCAGGGTGATGTGGAAAAACAAGCGGCTCTTTTTTCAGCTGCAAGGGGCCTATTAGGCAAGTTAAAGCCTAGTAAGGTACTCAGTGCGACTAAAGAGGTTGCCCCAAAGTTCTTTCACAAAGCGATATCTGAGCCTGATGTTGAGAAGGCATGGGAAGGGTACAAGCAGCTAGGCGGTGGGGGGTCTGACTCGCTACTGATGTACCTCCCGGAGTTGGCCGCAGAAAAAGTTTTTGGGAAGGATAAGGTCCAGAATGCTGCGTGGAGGGCAATCCACAGGCCAGCTCTAAAGGCTGACACAGCCGTTGGGCACACTCTAGGTAAAATCCCTGGCCTAAAAAAACTCTTCACGACGACCGAGAAGGTCCCGTGGGGGGACAAGCTACACAAGGAGATTTCTAGGTCATCAGCCCTGGCGCCCCTGACCAAGCTAAGAGACCTTGGCGCACCTGTCATTGTTGGTGTAGGATTAGAGAAAGCTCTTAAAAAGACTATGGATTCGGCTAAAGGTCACGGAGATACCTCTCAGATGCACGATCGGGAAATGCGTGAAAAAGTGGCTTCAACAATGCTCAGACTCCACGAGGAGAACAAAGGGCATACGAAGCGGGCTCACGCCATGAGGCTGCTTTTCAAAAAAGCAGAATTAGGGCTGGAGCAAATCCCGCACAACTACATGGAGCTAGAAGAGAAGCTAGCCTCGTTAGTTAACCAGGACTTGGTCGTGTTAGAGAAGGCATTGGAATTAACTGGAGGGCAATTTAAGCTCGGCGAACTCGACGCAAGTCGCGTAGCTGGGGTTAACGCCACAGAAAAATTTCAGGCCGCAGTGTTGGGCGATGAACTTTAAAACAAAGGAGTGTGAGAGATGACAACTGCGATTTCTGATATCAGGACTGTGCCTGTTGGCGAAGACCTGACGAAAGCAGAGTCCCGCTTAGAAGTTTTGCGGGGCATGGAGAAGATGTATCGTGTCGACAAGCCATACGCAACTGGCCAAGGTTTTGGTCTCGGCGAATGGGCTGTTTTGGGCGCAGACGGAAAAGTCTCCCGCGCGACCTCGACACCAGCCAAAGCAACCTACCTTGTTTTCGGCGGAACTGACCGTTTCGACGCGAAAGCAACTGGGCAGGTCACTTTGGTCATGGCGTCGCAGATCATGGCGAAGACCTCTGTCTACAACAGTGCGCTGTCTTACGCAGTCGGGGATTACCTGACTGTGAAAGATCTCGGTGCTGGTGAATCGAGGCTGACCAAGCACGGCGCAAATGAAGTTGCCGTTGCCAAGGTTGTGGAAGTCGGCAGTGACTACCTCGTTTACGAAACCATGTCACCGGCTCACGTTGTTCCAGCTTAATAGCTGAAACAGTTGTGATCTGAGACAAAACAGCAAAGGAGTTTTTGCAATGAATCATGAAGGTCTAGACGCCCAAACATTCAACAACATCTTTATCGAGAGGTTGGAGACTGTTGATGGGATTCAAAAAATGGCAGCTGCTGGCGCAGCTTTCGTTCGTTCTAAAATCCGTGAAATCGGCTTCGCACGCCGGATCCTCCCACCTGAGTCTGTGAATCGGGCGGATCTGACGCGCTCAACTGATCACGACACACTCATCAAAATCGTGGACATCGAGCACGATTCAAAAGCAAAGGCTGTGAACTTTGCTTCTGAGGCTGATGAGCGTTACATTCAGGGTAAGCGTTACGCGCTTCCCTTCTTCAAGATCGAGTCTGAGAAGTTCGTTAAGTCAGAAGGTGAACTTCTGGCTTACGACTATCCCGTGACGAAGGTCATCGAAGAAAACAGCGTAAAAGATATTCAACGCGTCGAAGACGTGAAGTTTATCGATTATGCTGAATCGGCGATCTCCATCACCGGTAAGCGTATTGTGTCGGCAGCTACCGCTGTTGACCGCAAAGAGATCAACTCCCTGTTCAAAATGATCGACTATGATCAATTGACGGTTGGTTGTGCGCTCATGAACACCGTCGATTACGACGATTACATGATTCAGCCTGCAACTGAAGTTGGTTCTCCATTGGCTTCGGAAATCACGGTGGAAGGGTACAAGTACCAGACCATCATGAACCGCAAGCTTGTGGTCACCAACAAGCACGACATCGTGCTCCCCGGTGAAATCTGGGCCTTCACTGAGCCAGCATACCTCGGTAACTTCTTCATCCTGAACGACGTGAAATTCTGGATTAAGAAAGAGGCTGACCTGGTCATCTGGAAGACCTGGGAATACATCGCCGAAGGCTTCGGTAACATCAAGTCGATCGCGAAGATCGAACTCAATGTTCCGAACCCAATCCCGGCTGGTGGTAGCTGATTTGTCTTGAATCGGTTGAGGGTGGCGGTTAGATTATATTTGACTGCCACCCTCTTTATTTCCTAGGAGAAACATTCTATGGCGACACAGCAAAAACGTTTCAAAGTTACGAACACCACGGTCCGTGCTCCACGCATTGACCCCGCTACAAAAGCTGACCAAAGAACCTCGATTGAGCGCGTTGGTTATAGCGTTTCGTGGAAAGAAGACGGTGCGCCAAATTGCACAGTCCTCGGACCAAACCAACTTAAAATTGTCTCTAACATCACCGATGGAATGCTAAATCTTCGCAGTGATGGACTGATCCAAATTGAAGAATTTGGCGATATCTCTGAAGTGCTAAAAACCCATGCCACTACTGGCAAACGCACTACCCGTCGTGGAAAAGCACCAGAAGCCACGCCGGAGCTATTTACACAAGAGGGTGAGGCCCCCCAACCTGCCGGCAAGCGAGAAGCAAGGGCAGCAGAAATGGGACAGGATACTTATGAGCAAAAAGGCGGCGTTGAGTATGAAGGGGCAGTAAACCCAAGCGGTGATCCAAACTTCGTAGTTCGAGCACCCTCCTATGACGCACGGAAAAGACTAAAAAGCTCGCAACAAACCGTATGAGGGCTAGATGACCTTACAGGACCCTCAGTCGACAGTGCGCATGGAAAAGGCGAAGAGGTACCTTCGCCTTTTCATGCTTGATACTCCGGCACTTAATCGTCTGATCCGAAAGGAAGAGTCTGACGACGAGCTCTTCACTTTCGCTATTGAAATGGCCATCTCCGACTGGAACACCACCACCCCGGTGATGGGCCGCACTGATATTGGTAGCTACCCCAGCCTTTACCTGCTGATGCATGCTGCAGCGATCCAACTACTCAAGTCTCAGGGTTTATACCAAGCAAGAAATGAACTAAACTATTCTGCTGGTGGATCGAGCTTTTTGCGGGCGAATAAAAGCAACTACTACATGCAGTGGATGGTGAACTTCGCAAATGAGTATGAGGCCAAGAAAAGAAATCTAAAGATCCAGCAGAATATTGGACGTGGTTGGGGTGGTGTTAACTCAGAATATGACCGCATAGGGTATTCTTGGTAAATCAAGGGGCTAGTATGATTTCTCAATTCCACCTTGGCTTCCATGAAGCCATGATGAATAAGACAGCTCGTCTCAACGGCAGATCCGCTGCACAGGCTGTGGGCGGCTTCATTGGTGCTGCGGGCGGCGGCATGACAGCAGCTGGTCTAGGGCTGTTGGCCCGGTCTCGTTTTGAAGAAAAGTTCAAAGAAGACGAAGACAAAACATTAAAGGATAAGCTCATATCTAAAGCCCCAGCCCTGCTCGGCTTAATCGGGGCTATAGCCGGCGGCGCGCATGGTGTGGGGAGAGGAAACGTAGCTCTTGAAGGAATAAGTCAAGCCCGTGCTGCGAAAGACATGATGCGAGGTATGTCTGATTTATTTAAAGGGGCAGAATTAAAAAAAGACGTAAAGCTAAAACCGCACCAGGAGCGGGCTATAGGAAAGCTCTTGGAGAATGGTGGTAGCCTACTGGCTGCACATGCGACTGGTAGCGGCAAGACGCTCACAGGCATCGCTGGGTTTGAGAAGCTGAGAGAGACGGGTAAGGCAAAG